AGAACGGGCGTGCAACATTTGCACGAAAATAAAGTGAGAAATATCCTCTATAACCGGGCCGTGAAGAAAAACACCCTGAACGTGCAAATCCTGCACGATAATAGGTCACAAAGTTCACATAAAAAAACTTACGCATAAAGCGGCCTAGCGGCACGCAACTGACATTAGTGCCAGGGTTACACTCAAGGACGGCCAGCCCTGTCGGCGTATTCACTACAATACCCACGTGCACCATTAAACTGGCTTTGTAGCAGCAGGCCACAGCCCCTTCATTAGGTTCGCATAGCGGTAAATCAGCAAGGTAAGTGCTGGCGGCTTCGTGCATGCCGTTCTTTTTGGTCACACCGTCGAATATCGGCCAAGGCGGCAACTGCAGGTCTTCACGCACTTTAAGCACAATGCCGTAACAGTCAATTTCAGGCCAAACGCGACCGCCCTCAACCCATTTGGCGCCGAGGTAGTTTTCAACGTTCACTGTCATGATATATACCGTAACCCTGGGTATTCGTTCGGCGTATAAAGCGTACGCGGCCAAGCGGTGTCTAAAATATTCATGTAGCCGGCTATTACATTGGCCTGCATTGGCGTCCAGTTACCACCCTTTACCGTCATCGTAAAAGGCCGCTCTGCTGGGGCACTTAAATCGTATTCTGTGTACACACGAATTGTGACAAGTCCTGTGCGGTTGCCTGTGATCATGTCACGCAAATGGGTGCTGACCAGGCCAGTGATGTTACACAGTGCTATTTGCAAATCCTGAGTACCATCGGCATTGCGCGCTGGCTGAGCAATTTGCATTGGGTAGGCTTCAAAGGTTTTTATGCTGCCATCTTCCAGCGCTGCAGTCAGTTCGTCATACCCTTCAACCAAGTAAAAGTGGTTTACCCCGTCGTTAAACTCCAGTGTGGTAAAAATCACCTCGGGGCCACCGCTCACATACAGAGTGTCTAATACTGTCATACCTCAGGCCACTCCCTGTTTAATGCCGTATCGATCACGTTGTTGTAGCGTATTGCAGCTGGGTAATAGATAGCCCATGCCGGATCAACAATTGGCCGTTCCCACAGCTCCAGCGCAGCAGAATAGCGCCAAAAGTTTGATACCAGCTTAGGACCGTCGTAAATATCTACAAAACGGCATTTATAATGCTGAATACCCAAAGGGGTTTTCAGCTTCATGTAAAAGTAACTGGCGCCATCCTGTAAAACACCTGCATACCACGCTTCAAACAGCTGAGCTTGTCCGGCTTTAGTAAACAGCCAACTTACGTCTGCTTCAGTAGGTGTGCTTTTATAACGGCGACGCTGCTTTGCACGGCCGCTTTCCATAGTGGTACGCATCAACGGGCTTACTGGCGTTAACCCATAACCTTCGCGCAGCGGGTACGGCAGCAAGTCATGTGGGTATTCCGGCAAATCGGCCATTATCTTTTCCTTCTGCTAACTGACCAGCCACCCTGCACCGCTTTGCTCACATCGCCACGGCCAGTAGCTAAATCGCCGGATATTCTCTGGTACGCCATAGCAGCGCCGTCGTTGGCTGCCTTTTTAATTAACTGCAGGGTTTGCTCGTCTGGGTTGCCATTGATGGTCATTGGCATCGATATAGAAACACTATTCCTTGAGCCTGAGTTTAATTGTGTTGCTACATTGGCGTTCAAATCGTAACTATCGGTGTCTTCATCTATGCCACGTCTTATCCTATCCAGCTTGGTGACACCTATTCTGGCCGTAGCTGCGGCATCAAATACAAACTCCTTACCATGTACCACGCCAGCTATTTCGTTCACGCCTTTGTTGCCTGTGTATCCACCTGCCTGATAACCAGGTACCTGTGATTCTCTGACAGTAGCAAGCTGCACAGCGCCAGCCGCTATTACCGCACCTGATGCAACTAAGTTGAGTGGGAACGGGTTGTCACGATAAGCCCGCATTGCACCCTGAGCTGTAGAAACAACGATATCCGCAATAGCAAAAGCTCGGCTTGCAGCAAACAACGCTTTATAAATACCGCTTTGCTTACCTTTGAAATTTTCAGCAATCGTTGCCAGGTTGCCAAACATTGAGGCCGAATTGCTGGTGATCAGCTGTGCATTCTGCAGCTGATACAGTTGTTTTTCGTCTTCAGCGCGTTTTTTTATGTCGAGTAGTAGATTTTCACCATATTCTGTAATACCGCCGACTTGCTCATAGTATTTACGGACAATTTCAGCCTGTCGGTCATAGTAACTTTGGATCTGAGCTTCTTCAGTTTCATAGTCCAGTCCAATCCATTTAACCTGCTCGAAATCTTGCTTTGCTTTGTCGGCATAGGCCTGTTCGATATCGAACATCCGATCTAAGCCATCAGAAACCGCCTTGGTTTGCCGTTCTGCCAGATCAGCTTTTTGCTTGTCGAGGTCAGCCAGTTCTTTTTCAGAATATGCTTGTCGCATTTCCTCCAAAGTCTTATAGCCCAGTCGCGCCAGACCTTGCTCGTCGACATACAGTTGCTGAATCTTTTCAAGGCGCTGCTTGCTGGCCGTTTCGAGCTTTTCGCGCTCACTGGCATACTGCAGATCCATTTGATCAAGCAGGGACTGTGACTGCTGTTTTCTGGCTTCGAGTTCAGACTTAGCGGCTGTGGTATTTACAAAGCCGGTGCCAGCAGAGCTTTCACCGCCCTGAGCCTTCACCTCTGCACCTGAAGCCGCTGGCGCATCGAAACCGCGCATTTCACGGTAACGTTTGGTATTGGCCTCTAATCTCTTACCGACTTCGTCAATTTCGGCTTTTACTTCTTCAATGGCCTGCTGATTTGTAGTAAACCGACTCCAGTCAAAGCCGTATTTTTTGCCATTCTGCAAGTCTTTTAATTCGGCTTTAAGTTCGAGGACAGCTTCTTGGTCATTGATCATAGCGTTAGCTAAGCCACTTTCCGTCAGCGGGTTTTCGCGCATTTTGTCAAACATCAATGCAACATCTTGCGCCCAATCGGCATAAAGATCGGCCATACCTTTCACTAAAGGTGTTGCTGAAATAAGAGCATTTCTTAGAGATGTATCTACAATTTGGCTGGTTTCTTTGAGCTTTTTGTTGAGTTCTTCTGACTCTTTAATCATTGATTCGGAAAGTACACCAGACGTAGTTTCCATGCTATTGGCCAGGTCAATAAAACTCCTGCCATTGTCGTCTGTAATTTTTGATAAACGCTGCCCAGTATCACCAGCGATCTGCAGAAGGAACAAGTTCCGTTCTTGCTTACTTTCGAGAGTACCTAGCGCTTCGGTCATCTTGATGAACATTTCATCTGGCGCCAGTCCTCTAAACTCGCGCACATCAATGTTCATTTTTTCGAACATGTCCACAGCTTCGCCAGTGCCAATTTCTGCCAACTCTGTAATACGCTCAGAAACATCTTTCAGCATGTCGCCGAATTCTTCCATGGGAACACCCATCTGCTCGGCAGCATAAGTGAGCTTTTGAAAACGCTCACTGTTTATACCTAACGACGCAGACAGATTATTCATCTGAGCTATTTCACGGTTTGCATCCATAATGGCCGCTGAAAGACCAGTCGCCATACCGACCAAAGCAAGTCCAGCACCACCAGCAAACGACGCCATGTTTTTTAAGCTTAATGACGACTTTAGAGAGCTATCCTCAACTTCTTTTGCAAACTTCTTGGTGCTTTCAGAGGCTTCACCAAATGCAGCGCTATATTGATCTGCATTGGCTTTCAGCATGAATACTAAGTCAGCTATCTTGTTGGACACTCTGGATACCTTTCATCATTTGGTACATTTCTTCAGGGGTCTGCTCAGTGACTTTATGTCTGTCAAACAACCTGAAGTCAGCCGGACTCAAACTCTGTGCGTTTGAGGACCTATTGTTGTTGTAATACATACTGATTAACTGGCTCATGTGCCTGTCAAAGATCTGAGCTGTAAGGGGTGTTTCAATCTCAAAGTACTGCTGCCATTCACTGAACTGGCTTGCAGACAGTTGAGACAGCATGTGATCTACGTCTTTTTCACCGAGTACAGCCGCCAATCTGTATGCGTTTACTCGGTCTGGCTGGTTTCTGAGGTGGAGCCGGCTTGAGGCTTTCCCAGCAAGAACTCCAGTTCAGATAACTCACATGCAACATCAAAAATCTGCTGCATAGCTTTTCTGCTAAATAATTTTGGAATATCCCGCACCTGTTCTTCGGTAAAGGTAAGCTCACCATCTTCATTGCGAACACTGCGCTGGATAACTAACGCGGTAATAGTAATTTCGTGTCCGCGTGTGAACTCTTCTTTGGGTAAATCAAAGAATTGAGTCACTGTGTCGACGACAGCAACACGGTCTGAGGCAGCCATTTCAAAAACCAGCACGGTCTTTGGTCCCACTGGCACCTCTTTTTTGTTCAAATACAGAGCTAAACCCATGTGATATCCTCAATTTTACCGGAGAGTTTCAGCTTGATTTTGCGCTGAAGCTTTTTCTCGATCGGTATTTCAGTACTAACACTGACCACAACGGCTTTGTACTGATGACCTGGTTTGGCCGTCAGCGGATAGCAAAGCTGCTGTTCAACTTTGGTGTTTGTGTTAAATGCTGAAATTAAAGCCTCTAAACCTGGGTTAGCGGCATCTAAATAGCGAATCGTAAGTTCTTGTTCACCTGGCTCACGCAAACCACCTTCGTGCTCCCGCCAATCGTTGTCTTCGTCACCGCCAAACGGTGTAACGTCTTCTGTCTCACGAGTTGGCATAATGGGCGTCATTGCAATTACGTCTGCAACTTCTACAAAGGTTTCCCCTACTTTCAGTCGGTATTTCGTAAATTTGCCTAGCGACATGGCTATAGCTCCTTTTGGACAATAAAACGTTGTTCATAGACACCGATAAAACTATCTGGGTCATAGATGTATTCATAATCGACGGGTAACCAAGAGCAACCTGCAAGCCCTTGATTGAGTTCAGTAAGCTCTAAAAGCTTTGCTGCCGCATCGTCAAGGTCGTCAGCAGGGTTTTCGCGGGAATCAGTCCAGAGCTCTACAACTACCATGAACTGATCGTCAGTCAGGTTGTGCCCCTGCTCGAACTGGCCCGTGTCTATATAAAAAACAGCAAAAACCTCGCCTTTTACCGTGTCGATTTTCGATTCTTTAAAGTCGATTACCTTTAAATAATGAGGCTGAAGAAGTGTTTTTAAGGCTTTTCTAAAGGCTTTTCTGTGGTTGTAATCAGCCATTATTCACCTGTCTTATTTGTTAATTTTTGCCATAAAAAAACCCGCCGAAGCGGGTCATTTATTAACACTGACTTTAACTGTTACGACGTCAACTTTTTGCCATCATCGTTTTTAAAACTTCTATGCTTTTGTTGTGTTTGTAAACCATATGATCGCCGATACCTATAGCCAGAATCCAACATAAAATCGGCACGACAACAGTACTAAAAGTTAATACAACCACAAGAATAAGCAGCAGCGCAGCTATTGGAGATGCGTATAACAAGCCTAATGGCCCTAAGAACAGGGTAAAGAAAAACGAAATTATCCGGGATTTTTCAGTGAGGTCCATTTCCATTCCTTATACTTTCAGTCGTTTCAGTTAAGAGAACATGACATAAAAACCAATTGGCTGTTTCATTTTTAGCCGATTTTTTCTCTTAAATCAAAACAAACTACCTATTAGTGACTTTGCTTATCCGATAGGCCAGTTCACGCAGCATCTGCTCTGGCAACTCAGTACCTACAGCTCGTTGAAACTGCTTTGTTGCCTGGTTGGTTATAGTGTTATTAATTGGTACTGTAACCACTTCTATGGGGTATCGTTTGTCAGATAACCGCCGCAGTATTTGCCACTTGCCAGATCTTAGTTGTTGCATAAAGACGTTATGGAAAACACGGCGACCGACCCGGATAGAGGTTTGTCCGGAAATTTCGCGCTTTGCATACTGTCCATTTGCCGATCTGGTTACTTCTGATGTCGTAGCCTTGCCTCTTTTTGCCAACTGCGTTCTGGCCACACCCAACCTTGCCGCTGGTACATTGGTTCTAAACACGCGAACCTGAGCAGCAGAGTTGTCCCCAACGTTCAGGTGACTTAATTTCAGCCGCTCCCGCATCAGCTTAACCGGCATTTTTTCTTCTTTCGCCGTTTCTCTTGCAGTGGCAGTTGAAGCTTTTAGAGCAAGCCGCTTTAAAATCCGGCGCTGAGCATAAATCAGTTGTTTGTTATTTAATTCTGAGAGGATCCGCTGAGCCTTCTTTATCGCCTCATTGGTTTCAACTTCAATCAGTGGCGTCCAGGCTTTTTTCATACGTCCACCAGTATGATCCAATCGCTATCTGCTGGAATACAGCTCACTACCGTAAGAACATCACCTGTCTTTTGCCTTGTTAACTGGACTCGGCGATCCAACTTCTGTGGCAACTGCGAACGGCTTACTTCTATTCGCATCTGCGCAATCATGGCTTGCTGAAACTCCAAAGGGACGTCTTCCACCTTACCTGTAAAGCTGATCGCAGGCTGCGCACAAGTGATAAGCTCACCAAACAGCTGGTTATCCAGCTGCTCGGCTTTGCTTAACAATGCATCAATGTTCATCAGAGCAACACAGCGTATTTGCCAGCTACCAGGTCATTGGCCAGCGACTCTGGCACAGCGACTGAGTTGCTATTGCCATTAATTTCGTAACGTTGCTCACCATGGCTGCAACGAATCGAACACAATGGTTTAATGTTAACTAGCTTCACGTCGCTATCAACTGTAGCGCCTTCGGTACCAGACTCTGAGCCGTCACCATCAGCATAACCTTCGGTACCAGACTCTGAGCCATCACCGTCAGCATCACCTTCGGTACCAGACTCTGAGCCATCACCGTCAGCATCACCTTCGGTACCAGACTCTGAGCCATCACCGTCAGCATCACCTTCGGTACCAGACTCTGAGCCGTCACCGTCAGCATCACCTTCGGTACCAGACTCTGAGCCGTCACCGTCAGCATCACCTTCGGCATTTTTTACAGGCAAGGCTTCCAGTTCTTTGATCCGGGCAACAAGTTCTTGCCTGTCTGTTGGTGGTTGTTCATCTAAACCACGAGACAATGCCAGCTCCGCGAAATAAGGGATCAATTCCTCTAACGGAGTTGTTTTGCTAATTTTCATAGGATTTTCCAAGGGCCGACCGAGGTCAGCCAGTGATGGGTTAAACATTAGAACAGTAAGGAAACTAAACGATCAGAACGGCAAATTCGTCCGCATCCATTAACGCTACGGCAGGCGCCGTCAGTGTTTGCTGCCATTCAACAGATGGGTCACCTTCAGTGATCCAGTGTTTATAGGCCATACGTTGGTTGGCTAAACCTTCAGCCAGCAATTTTGCATCTGGGATCTGACCATAACACTCAGCGCCTTCAGCACCAGAGTGCGCAAGCAGCACCGAACCATCTGGCATATAGCGAACTTTTTGACCCGCTTTGTTTTTGTAGTGACCGCGGTAAACGACAATAGAAACATCGCCGATGTTGCCTTTGTACGACACATCTTTGCCGAGGTCTTTCAATGCTGTTTCCATTGTGGAAGTAGAACCACGGCGGGTTTCCAGTTTTTCTTTCACCGTTTTGAACTGACGGAACAGTGACCAGGCAGTGCCATCGAGGATCAAAACATCACAACCATTGGTCATTTCGTCGGCTAAATCTTCAATGTCTTTAAACGGGTCATAGGCTTCTGCACCACCAGCCAACAGAATGGCTGACCATTTTTCAGCACCCAGCAACACTTTCTTGTTGTTGGCACTACGTTCAAAGTCAACCTGCAGCAATTCAGCACCAGTATCATCTTTGATGGTGTAAGCGCCGTTCATCACACACTCAACCGCCATAAATTCCAGCGCCTGGTTAATCGCTACTTCTTCATCGTCATAATTTTGCATGATGATTGCGTCGCGACGCTGTTCTGGGGTTAACGGAGTGTCCAGAGACTCTCCGGCTAAACGCAGCTGAGTATTTTCAACGTCAACTTCATGCTTTGGCTTTAACAAAGCCGGAGTGATCTTCTGGGTTTTGAAGCCGTTCTGACGCATCACCTTGCCTTCAACAATAGGTGACACAAAAGCCGCCATCGGGATGTTCTGATTCACTTTATCCAGATAGATTTCTTTAGTCGGGAACGGGACCACTGTTTTGAAGAACATTGCACGGAATAGCGAACTTACGCGCTGTTTGTTTTTACGCGCTGCAATCAGCTCTTTTGAAGTGTAAATTGCTGCTGGCATTACTCAGCTCCTTTTAACTGAATTGGAGTACCCACAAATGCTGTAGCTTTTTGCGCAGCAGTTGCACCGACAGGCCATGCAACCATGTCTGGGTTGAATGAACCGCCATCCCATACATTGGCTTGAACCGATGTAGTTGCATCAACTTGAGCCATCAATACAGCTACAGCTTTTTGCGTACCATCGTTAGCTGCCGGCGCCCACTTATGGTAAGCACCAGTAGCGGAGTTTTGGCCTAATGGCGTTTTTTCTGGCAGCACACCTTGGCCTGAAGCCAAAGTGACTGTATTCGTGGTGATAGGACGATGTCCGGTCTTCCACTGAGTAAATGAAATGGATTCATTCATTACGCTTTACCTTTTAAATAGTTACCTGCAGCAACTAAGCGGGCAACATTCTGATCTTCAGCAGAAAGTTGGTCGCCATCTGCTACCTGTAAATTGGGTTGCGGGGTTTTAGCCATGGCCTGATCCAGAGCCGTTGCCATAGCAACAGAGGTATCCGGTTCTTCAGCTTTGACTGGTTCTTTTGGCGTGACCGCCAGCAGGGCAATCGCCTCTGTAGCTGACATAGACGTCTTCAAAGCCAAGTGCTGTGCAGCACTGGCGCGGCCTTGAGCTTCCGAACTTTGCAGAATCGCGCTAATGCGCTCCCGCTCTTGTACTTGCAGATCAGTAGCGCTTGCTGCCGCAACAGCTGGCGCCTCTGAACCGGCCACCGCGGCGACCGGGCTTGCGGCTTCAGCCGCGGTTGCAGTAGTCATGTTTGACCTACCTCTTTTTTTGGTTTTTACAAATTCCAGCATGAGCGGTACTGCTTCATGCCCGTTTATAACTCTGTTGGCAAAGCCTATGGCCACTCCCGACTGGCCTGTATAAACAGCCGCTTCGGTGCCCATAACGTCATTTTTCGGCATACCAATGCCTTCAGAGACCAACTGAGCGAATTGATCACGTGTCGTGTCGATCTCTGACTGAATTTTGCTCCGGACGTCTTTAGGTAGCTTTTCGTAGGGGTTTCCGTCGACTTTGTGTGCACCGCTGTGAATTAAGGTGATTTCCATCCCCTCTTGTTCCAGCATTTTTTCGTAGCTGTAGTGCGCAACCAGCACACCAACAGAGCCAATTCGACCTGTTTGGGTTATCCAGCGTTCGGTACAGGCTGAGCCCAGCGCCATAGCAGCGCTGCACATGGTGTCGTAGCACAGGCCAACGATCGGTTTTGCTTTGCTGAACTCACGGATCAGGTTGGCTGTGTCAAAACAGCCGGCCACTTCACCACCTGGGCTGTCGAAATCCAGCAAGATCCCTTCGATACTTGGGTCATTAATTGCAGCAGAGAGGCGAGTGATCAGGCCATCGTAGCCAGTTGCGCCTGAATACGGCTGCACATAACCGTATTTGTGCAATAAGGTGCCACTGACTGGCAGGACTGCTACACCTTCGTAGACGCGATAAGGCCGCTCTCTTGGTTTGCTGTCCCAGGTGCTGATCAGCTGTTGCATTCCATCTGTGTCGATTACTTCGCCCGAACTGGTCACAAGCTGGCCAACGCCAGCTTTCAAACAAAGCACACTGAAAAATGTGGCGGCGTAATTGGGCTCAATAAAAAGGGCCTGATTACAGGCCCTTGATAGGATGTTTAACTTATTCATTGGTCGAGGTGTCCTGGGTTAATGCGCCCATTTGCGCCCAACTTGGTGTGGGTAATCCAAGCCGCTGGATCTCCTGCAGTTCGCGGTACTGCTGCTCAAATACTTCCTGATAGTCTTTGCCCAATAATGCCAGTTCGTCCTCATAGGTAGACAATCGACCCTCGATCCGGAGTATCGCTTCCTTCACTTCTTTCAGACCGTCGATGGCCAGCTTGCCTTGGCCTATCCAAGTGACATTTGTCCAGGCGGCGCGTCGCTCATAGAAGTTAAATCGGGATTTTGGTGGCACTAAAATCTTGCGATGCAGCGCCTCTTCTAACCAATTGGCAAAGACTATGCTGCCAAAACGTGAAGGGATCACTTTGCGCTTGCCCATAAAGTAACGGTGCGACTCGTTTATACTGGCTCGGGCTGAACTGTAGTTCACCTTGCTGAAATCTCTGGCCAGCTGCTCATAACTCAAGCCAAGGCCTGCAGCGATATACCGCAAAATGCTGGTTTCTAAGTCTGAAAAACCATTGTCTGAGTTTGATGGGTGAGTCAGGTTCAGGCTTTCGCCCGGCATCAGGTGAGGTATTTTCACCCCGTTCATTTTAATGTTGGCAGAGTCGTGATAATCAGCTAATTGCATCATCCAGTTCTGCAGGTTTTTAATTGTGTCTTGGCCACCTGAGATCAACTGGAATGCTTGCTCTGAGTCCAGCTCAGATTCAATAGTTGCCGCGTACATTGCATTGACAATAGCGTTCTGTAGCTTGGTTTGTTGCAGCTTGTCCAAGCTGTGCAACTGAGACATCACCGTCAAGAACAGGTTTTCACCACGGCTTTGCCCTGCTTCTGATGGCTCAAACACATGAACAAACTGAGTACGGCCCCAGGCTGTTTCGCGTTGAACAAATGACCACTTGTTAGCAGGCTGCATGCCATATTCTGAGTAGTCAGACTCTTCAACCCAATAGCCTTGAGCGGCCCCATGGCGGTCAATGGCAACCCCAGAACGCAGAGTATTTGTGTTGTGCTGACTACGTGGGTTGCTTACTCGCTTAGGACTAACAAGCTTCACACACATGTTAAATAATGATGGCCGATCCGGCGCCCACTCAAAGCAAGCCATGCCTTCACCGTAGTTAACATGGGATCCGGTTATAGAACGACACAGCATTGTAAATGTGCGCTTGCGTTCAGCATCGATGTAACAGCCCGGATCCTCGCCATATTCAATAAATGCCTGTTCAGCTTCACGGATAAAGGCTCTGGCTGATGCTTCTTCCATACCCAATACACGCCAGTTCAGCTTATAACTTGGCCGGAATAAGTTACCTACCATGTTATCGATATGCAGCTGGACACCGCCTCTGGCCATAGCGTTGTTGCGGCGAACGTCATCACTTCTGGCGTTTGCCACATCAAGCTGTGGCAATAGAGCTGCATCAGCACTCTTTAAACTGGGGTTCCACTGCGCAAGCTGACCACCAAAACCGGCACCTGCATGGGTATATGAAGACGCTTTCCTTGATAAAGGAATGCCATTTACATCAATGATACGACCCATTAGAAGCTTACCCTTGCTGCGCCGCGACGACGTGTTTTTAATCCCAGCAGGCCTTTCAGCTCATCGATGTAGTCAATAAGTTCCTGCTTATTAGTTTGCTGAAACTGAACCGTTCGGCCGCCTTTGCTGATGCTTACAATGTGCTGACCTATCCGCAGTTGATGCAATGCGGCTTCGGCCTCGGCCAGCTGCTCTACTGTTGATGAAGCCATTATTTCCCCATTCGTCTGCCAAGTTCGGCAAAACTATTTGATGTTGATTCTGTTTGAACTTTGTCTTGTCGTAGCGCTTCGAGGTTGAGGCCAAATCGCTCAATCAATATGTAAAGTGCAGCCAATGCATATACCAGGCAGTCCAGAGCTTCGTTGCGTCGACCTTCGTTGTCGTATGCAAACACGATCCCTTTGCGGGTTTTCTGTGCTTTTCTGACTTCTGAGACCAACTGCATGCAGACATCCTCAGGACAGATGCCGTCATCCAAGGGAAGATGTAACGATCGGGCCTCGCCAACCGGCAAAGATATGTCGCTGTAAATCTGGTCTTTCGCAGTATCAGTGCCGACCGCTGTAAGGAAAACACCGGCTGGTTTTGTGATCTTGATTGGCATTCGCTGAATAGGCTGGCCGTATTCGTTGGCCCCGCGAACAGGTATTACATGGAGTATACCGATGCGTTTCGACATTTCGTAAACCACTTCAGTCCTGTGGCCACCGATATCCCAGCACCATTTTTTAACGCTAAGTTCTTCACCGTTTGCTTTGCGATAAACGCGCCTGCAGATTTCTTCCATCTTTGTTTTAGAGGCGTCATCGCGTGGATCACCCATCACAATTTGACGAGAAACCAGATACTTTTGCATATCCCAGGTGAAGCCCCAGACATATGCCTCAAGCCGGTTATCCTGTGTATCAATGCCACCAGTGAGAATTACCACTTCATCTGGTACCTGAGCAGAGTAAGACTCTCTACGGTCTACAAGATGTTGGTAACTAATGCGCTTTGTATGCTGTGGTTGCCAGAGCAATCCCAGCGTTAAGTTCCAAAAGGCCTGCAGCTTGTCGACATCACCACTGATGTCTAACCACTCCCGAACCAGCTCTATCCAACCTTCAGTCAGGTTCAGCGAATACAGTGCGGAAATCATAAATCCAATACGCTGCGGCGCTTTAATACGTCGGCCTTCAGCGTTGTAAAAATCTATACCGTTCTTTGTCCATGTTCCGGTGTTTGAGCAAATCCATTTGCCCAGCTCCTGCATCTTTGTAAGCGAGGAGTAGTAGATCTGGTCTTCACAATGGCGACACTGATAATAAGCAGTGGCCGCAGCTTGTTCTTTAGGTAATGTGCGATCCCACTTCATCCCGAATGGTGTGTCTTTACCACCCCATTCCAGCATTTGATATTCGCCACAATGCGGACACGGTAGGTGCATTTGCAGCACAACGTCTGCATCACCCATCAAACGCTCTAATGTCGACTGGCCAACAGTCGTTGCCGTAGAACCGAAGATGGCTTTACCAAATGCAGCGCCCCGGATCCGTTCCCGCATTACCCGGGTGTTATCACCTTCGCCGCTGTTAATCTTCCAGGCGTCAATTTCATCACCGCAGATCACCTGTTTGGTCATCATGCGGAAGTTGTTCGGTGTATCTGCACCAAGAATGTCGATACTGAAGCCAGCACCAACCTTCTTTTTGACATTGTTGTACTCGTTAGTTTGCTGCCAGTACGGCAGCGCTTCTTGCATCACTGGCACAACCCTGATCACAGGGTCGAATTCATCCAGCGTGAACTGCTTGGCTAACCTGTCGTTTGGTTCGTAAACCACACTGGACCGGCGCTTATGCTCAGACAGATACATGAGAGCGCAGCAAAGCATTTTTGTGTAGCCGATCCGCGTCGGCTTCTGAACATAGATTTCTTTTACAGCATCGTTGCCCATGCAATTGAGCATCACGACCTGAAGCGGTTGAGTGATCCACTTACCACTTATTTGTGAACTGCCTTCAGGCAGATAGAAGTACTTATCAGCCCATTCGACCGCTGTCATCGGCACTTTGGTCATCAAGGGACTCAGCCCCTGGCGAATCGCCGATGTAATCGCTGAAGTCCAACTCTTCGTGGTTAATTTGGATATCAGCTGCTTCATTTTTACACTGCGCAATTATTAGTTTAATGGCCTCGACTGCTTCAATTGGCATATCTGGCCATGCCCTTTTGATGCGCGGCAAAAGAGAATCGAGGTTAGAGGTTAGTGCTATTGCTGTTCTGGTCAGCACATCAGCCAGTAACTGGATCGGTGCAAACTGACGAAGGTGCACCGCCAACTTGAACTGACGTTCTTTAATGATCAGTTGTCGATCAGAGTTCTTTAAGCGCTTCTCTTCGATCTCCAAACGCATCATTTCAAGGGGGTCTATTTCGCCTTTCGCTGGAGCGTCTGACTGATTCTTAACTTGGTTTTCTAAGTGACGGATCCGCCACAGAACGACCTCTTTAATGTCGTACCCGCCCCGCCCCTTAGAGTCAGGAAAACCAGGCGTTCTGGCCCAGTTCTGGATAGTGCGAGTTGTCACTCCAAGGTAGTCGGCTACTTCACTTTGTGTTGCCACTTAGCCTCCCAGAGCTGACGCTTTTCACACCTCCAGAAACACGAAAACGAAAAGGCCTAAAAACTAAAAATTGATCGATGTACGAAAGCCTGCGCGCTTCGCACCCGCAGTGATCGAGGGGGTGCGGCACAGTACCTTTTTTAAATCGTTGATTTTGCTGCCCTTCATGGCTTGCCCTTCTCAAGCTGTGCCATTCTAGCCTCGTGTTCGCGCTGCTCTCGGCGGTCGCGACGCACTTGCATCACGTAGTTCAGTCCAAAGGTTGCCAGTGCCGTGATGATGCCGATTAACATGGCCCACTCAGACGGATCGAGGGCACCCAATAGGACTGTGCCACCAGCTGCGGTGTACGAAACCTGTGTGCTTACTTGTTCTGACATGGGCCTGTGTCCTGTTTGCATACGTGAGCCTCCCGCCACTTGCGGTATCGCTGCACATCCGTATCGCATAACTTGATATCGGTGATCAGTTGCAGCGTGTACTGCAGGTGATCGTGATTGGTTGTACCGTTAAAGGGCCGCAGTGCGCAGCCCGATTGTAGAAAGTTTGACGGCGGCAACACCGTTACTGTCTTTGTTACCGTTACCGTACGCACTTCGACTGGACTGGTAGAGCAACTGGCCAGCAGCATCAGGCAAAGCAGCGTTAGCCCACGCACGAGTAGGATCATGTTCGGATACCTTCAGTTCATTACTGTTAATCATCACCGCCAGATGCTGTTCGTTGATCTGGGTTTCTGATTGCTGGTGCTCTGTATTCAGGCCAGCAACCAGCAATTGTTCATTCACTGCAGCCTGAGCCTGGTCACTAAGGTTTTTAACTTCAGAGGTCAGGCCGTCTACTTCCAGCTGCTTACTGGCTAACTGGCCTGCCAGTTTAGTTACTAAGTTGGTTTGAGTAGTCAGCTCTGAATCAAGCGACCACACTGTCAAACCTAAGCCAGCCATAGCTATGGCAGCGCCAATCAATAATGCACACGTAAAACTAATTTTCATGGTTGGATATCCTTGAGGCACATCTTTCGCTCAGCTGCACGGCGTGTGCGTAATCCGTTGGACTCTTTGCCTTTGATGTAAATCCAGCGCATCAGCTGGTTGCATGCAGACACCCGAAAACCTTCATTCAGGTTTCCCAGCATCGTTGATTTGCGGAACTGGCCAATGCCTACGTTGTAGACGAACGACAGGTAAGCTGCGTGCTCACCTTCAGACAATGGCACTTTAACTGCAGATAACAGCTGCTTATTGTGCTCGACCAAGTCGCCGGCTAACTGCTGAAGACATTGGTCATCACTAAAGATCATGCCAAGCTTTAGCTCTTTGCCTGTGTGACCATAACAACTGGTAAGGATATTAGCCGGGTCTAAATAGACCTCGTTCACCTTTCCTTCATGTGGAGCAATAAGTACAGCACCTGACAGAGCAACAGCACCACTGATACCAGCGGCTAACAATGCGGCTTTCAGATTCTTCATAACTCACCAATAAAAAAGCCCCAGACAACAAGTGTGGGGCGAATAGGACAGGCTATGTATGGGCAATAAAAAACCCGCCTTTTGAGCGGGTTCTCGCTTAGCCATCTCTGACAAGCTTAGATAAAATTACTTTGTTTTGACGATTAAAAAAAGGAAAAAGTATTCACCTTCCAGAAATAACCAGTGTTTTTATTTTTTCTTTGGATATCATTTTTACGTTCTTTTCCTGAACATCCCAAAAAATAAAATAATCGTCATATACTCTCATTAAGTTGCATTGTTTACATTCATTAATCGAAACACTGCTAACACTTTTTCCATATTTTATTTCAATAGCATCACAAATAGCCTTACCGAAAAGCATCATCACACCATAGATTAAAACGATAAAAACCACTGTATTTTTTTTCCCCATATCTTCAAGTAATTTTGGTATTGACAAGTCAATACATAAGTTTACAAACAGAAAAAAACTGACTAAATAGAAATATACAGAGTGCCAGCTATCGTAAAAAAAACCTATCGTGAGGCTCAAGCCTAGGATGATAATTTCGACAGCATTCGTTTTAAAAAATTTAAGAAGCCCTTTCGATTTGTTGTCAGTGACATCTCCACTATTGTTCATTTGGCTAGTTTTGAAACCGGAAAAAACAATCATTAACAGAGTTAAGATTAATACTGAAGCCAACATATCAACAGAGCTTTTTAAGTGTGAGTTAATAGTCGATGGAATCTCGCTTATATTCAATCCAAAGACTTTAAAGTATGCATAGTCGTAAAGTATTGACACCACAATACACAGCGGCGCCAGAACTGCTAAATAAGCCAAATTAAAAGACTGATTCCTTTCCATTTTCACGCATTCCAAATTTTCATAACCTTGATGCTAATTTTATTTCAGCTTGTATCAAAACCGATGATTTTGCATCTATTTTATAGCTTTTTTTTATATAAAATCTATGAATAATTGCTTTTTCATTAACAGTCAGCCCCTCCATAGCTCGGTCTATATCTTGAATCCACAACGGTGGAGTCTGCGATTCACTCAACTGAATAAACAAATGCTTCGTTGATTTACACGCCTGCCCTAAAAGCCCTGTTTGCATCATCTGATAAGTAATCGAGGTGGAACCATAACCAGTTCCATACTCTTTACTTCTCCAGAACTTCCCCCATGCTCTAAGCAAGGCTTGCGCTTCTTTCAATGTCATGCTGCCACCTGTTTTTCTTGTTCATCGAAAGTCATAACAATAGCGTCTATCAGTTCTATTTTGCATACATCTTCACAGATGGCTTGAACGGTGCCAAAAGTTGGTTCGCTGTGCTTGTTTTCCCAGTTTTTGATAGTTCTGGAAGTCACGCCATAAAGCTCAGCAACACACTCTTGTGTCAACCCCCTGTACTTTCTGGCTGCACGAATAATCGAACCACCATGCAAGTTGGCTCGCTCTTTAACCATGGCGCTTAACCCTCGCCTGGTACCAGCGATAAAACAGGATGCTTGCAACAATGCCCAGAGAACCGCCCCAACCACTGACGAATAGAGCCAGATTAGCGTCTGTCGTGTTTGCTGATATCCGGGCGAACAGGAACTGGCACCAGTTGATCCCCCAGCTGATGGTAAAGGCCTGTGCAATTTTCTGATCGCGAACAAACTGGCTACTTAAACCCAGCAGGAACACATTGCCAAAGGTGGCTACAAATAGCAGGGCCAGCTGCTGCAGATCAGTTGCCGGTGAAAATGCCACTGATACCTCCTTTGGGTTGACCATACAGCGCTATCATGGCCGCATCCCGATTATCAGCATTGCTTTTGCCCTGCCAGCCAGTTAGCCGGTTAAACGCATCAGCGTTATACCTCTTACCGCTTCTGGCGCCCTGCAACGGCAACACCATTTCCACAGTGAAACCTGCTGCAGACAGCTCTTGTACTAACAGCTCAGCAGCGTACTTAACAGCGCCGATGTTCTGAGCAATTTTCATCATCTGGTTTCGGCTTTGCCCTGGGCCCTGGATCACAGGTTTGAAAGCGTTGATATCTTCCAGCTTGATCCGCAGCTGGTACTGACGTGCCAGGTCGTTCAAAAGCTCAATAAGCGACTTATTGCCCAGTGTGTAAAGCTGCTGAATGATGCCGTCCTTTACTACAGCAACACCGTGCTTTTGGGTGTCCGGATCAATACCTACAACCAGCATCATTTACCCCTTTTTGATTAGCTGCATGTTTCCACAGCTGAAAAATCTGAATTCTCTGGAACGCTTGCCAGCAAAGGCCGCTAAGCATTCGCTACTTTTTTTAATGCCTGCACTGTGCCTACATTTAAACCCTGCTTTATCAGCCAGTCGTGGTAAACATTCACCGCCTTCAGCCGCTCTGATAACGCTTCGGTTTTGATGTATACCGCATCTAATCCTTTAGGCTTGTGGTTCAGTAAGCGCTCGGCCATCCAGTAATCAATGCCTAATTCTGCCCATGCTGAACGGGCCATTTTGCGTAAATCGTGGGCAGACCATTTGCCTTTGCTTACCAGCTGAATATGCTTTTGTGCTGCCTGGCTACTAATCGCCTCGGTACCAGCAGGAAATAGAAAATCGGAATAAATACCGAATGACTCGCGAACAGTCCTGAACTTATCCAGAAACTCTTTGGCCAGCATGGTAATGGGCAGTACATGAGTGACATCGGTCTTTGTGATCTCAGCGGGTATTGCCAGCATGCCTGCAGTAAACTCGATATAGGACCAGCGTAATTGCCGGGTCTCACCAATGCGGGTACCAAACAGCAGCATCAGCCACACCAGCGCCCAACCATCTACAGCAGCACGTTGCAACTGCTCCCACACCATTGGCAGGCTGGTTACACGCAGCCGGCTTTCCTTAGGCTTGATCCGCTTCGTTACATGGTCGACAAACTTCATCCCCGCCATATAGTCACAGGCCAGCAGCTCCAGCTTTGCAGCCAGTTTTACAGCTGTTTTTAACGTTCCCCAGTACTTGCGCATGGTCGAAGGTTTTAAATCAGAGTTGACCAAAGGCAGGATCAGCTGAGTATCAAGCACAGCCTTTGTAAGCTGGCCAACAGGCAACGCGCCAAGCAACGGCATTAAATGAGCGTCAATGGCGCTTTCTACGGCCCTGCGCCATTCAGGTGATTTCGTTACTTCCTTGGCTGTTCTGTCGCGGTACCACTCCAGCAGCTGGCCAACCGTTTCAAAAGTGCCTATTTTTACAGTTTGGCCAGCAGTCAGCCTGCTCAGAATGTCCGGTACCATTGCCACTACATCTTTGGTTTTCAGCGTGGGCCAGTAGCCAAGGCGATGGCGTTTCTTTGTCCGGTTTTGGTAGATCACCAGATACCAGGTGGCCTTTTGACGGCCAGAACGGTAGCGAAGGGAAAGCGGCTGACGCTGATCACGCAGTTCACTCACATCAGCATCAGCCGCATGCCGTGTTATTGCCGCATCAGATATCACAATGGACAGTGACTGCATGACTCCCCTCACTTACCAGCTGGCTTGTTAGTGCGGTAACTCGGCCAGTAACACTGAACCAGATAAAGACTTTCACACAGCCTGTCATTGATCCTGTCACCAACAAAAGCCGCAAAATCCTCAACAGCGAGGTTCGTTAAAACGATGGTCGGTTTACGCTTCACTGTTCGATGGTCAATCACGGCGTTAACTATCTTCGCGTCATTATCCTGAGTACTGCCAAGCTCAATTTCATCAAGAACCAATAAGTCGAAGTCAGAGAACGCTCGTAGCGCTTCCTCTTCAGTCATTTGGCTGGACGAACGGCGGCAAGCTCTCACCCGCATTTGTATTTCCATAGCAGTGGCAACAACAGCACTTCGGCCCATAGCAATCAGGCCATTGCAGATCGCAGAGGCTAAATGGTTTTTACCTGTGCCTGTTGTACCGCTGAAAACCATATTGCGGACGGATCCGAAGGTACCAAAATTCGCCAGGTAATCACGACACTTTGCAACAGCTTCAGTCTGGCCAGCGTGATAGATAAAATAGTTTTCAAAGCTAGATGTCAGGTAAATATCCTGAACCCCGCTGCGCTTCATCAGCTGGCTGATCAACCGGGCTTTCTGTTCAATTTCGGTCCTGCGCTTAATTTCTAAGTTGTCAGCTTTTGCCTGTGCTGCCAGCCATGACTCATAGTTATTGGCATTAAATGCTTGAGCACCTTTTGCATTCCCCTTGATCCGTGAGAGCAAAGAGTTAGGAATTAAATCAGACACAGATTTACGAGTTGCCATTGCTGCCTCCCTGAACACCATCACCTTTAGAACGATACATATCACCCCAGTCCTCAGCGGTCATAACTGACCCGCCAAAACCCTGAGTGATCCCGTGCTGCCCATTGGTTAAACCGCTGCGCCGGCTGTTGTGCAAGGCTGCAATGCGGCCCCAATGCTTTCGCAGTGCAGCTGGGCTTTGAATGTTCGCTTTCCAAAAGTCATCCGTATGAGCAATTTTGAACAGAACGGCTATGTGTTCAGGGGCACGTTTGTCTTGCTGTCGCATCAGCCGTATTTCATTGGCCCATGCCGCTAAGTTCGGCGCACGGTAGTGATCGCCAAGGGTGTTTTGCAGAACGGGTAAGATTGCGTTCACCGTATCCAGATCAACTTGCTCACCCCAGTTCTTTCCAACCTGAATTACAGCACCTTCCCTTAAAGTTGAGTCGTCCGCCATCGGCGGCGACTTACCTTCTTTAGAAGTTGTATTTAGTAAGTTGTCTTTATTGTTTTCTTTAGTGCTGGAACTACAGTTCCGCGAATCCGGAACCGTTGTTCCACCTTCAAGGAACCGTTGTTCCGTCTCTGTGGAACCGT